GCTTGAAGTCCTTGGGCAGGGCCGGCCGCTCCGGGGTGTACTCGGGCGCCTCCTTGCGGTTCCGCACCAGCACCACCAGGAGCCAGGCCGCCAGGATGACGGCGCCCAAGGCGACGATGCGCCAGGTTTCGGGGGTGTTCTCGGGGGTCATGCGCGGGGCTTCCTGGGCTTGGTGGCCTTGTCCAGGAAGGGCAGCAGGTAGGCCGCCACGCCCTGCATGAGGACCGTGTTCTGGTTGGACACCATGTGCAGGAGCTTGAAGGCGGTGAAGGCCTTGGCGAGCGCGGGCTCCTCCATCAGGAAAGCCTCGACGAAGCCCTCCTGGGCGTCATGGGATTCGACGAGGTCGGCCCGCTTGGCCTCGTAAGCCTTCACGAGGCGGGTGAGGGCGATGACCGCCTCGTCGTCCCGCTCGCTCCTCTTGAGGGCCAGGCCATCTAGCATGCTCTCTCCGCGGGCGTTCACAGGGCCCCCACTTCCTGCAACCGGGCGGCCTTCTCGGCGCGCTCCAGGTCCCGCACCACCTTGAAGGCGGCGTCGATGACGGGATCCGGGGGCAGGTGCACCCCGGTGCGGGAGCCGTCGAGCCAGGCTCGGGCGGCGCGGAGGAGCTCGGCGGCCACGCCCCGCTGCCCGTCGATGGTGTAGGCTTCCTCGAGGACCTGGAGGATGTCGAGGGCGTCCCAGGGGACGAGGGCGGCGACGAGCTGCTCGCGGAGGTTGGTGGGGAGCATCAGGCACCACCCCGGGCTGCGCGCATGACCTTGACCAGGTCCTGGTTGTCCAGGATGTCGAGCAGGCTCTCCATGGCCTCGCGCTCGCTCACCCTGGAGCCGGGGAGTATCCAGGCGAGGACCTTGGCCTGGGCCTGCTCCAGGGTGGAGAGGAGGGGCTCCAGGGCGTTGACGGCGCGGACGATCAGGTCCGCGTCGAGGCGCGCCGTCTCGCCCAGGTAGCATGTGACCACGGGCATGCCCTTCGCGGTCCTGATATGCCACCATTCCCTCTCCTGATCCTTCCGGGCCGACCAGGGCAAGGCGCTCTGGTTCTCGGGGAGGGTGCGCGGCCGGACAGCGTCCGCCCAGCATCCGAAGCCGGTGCGGAGCTCGAGCCAGGGGCGGCCCTGGCGGACGAAAACCTTGTGCACGAAAGCTTCCTTGCCGTCCGGATCGAAGACCGGAGAGCCGGGCTCGTAGTCGGGGGCGGTGGGTTCCGCTTGCCCCTGGGGGTCTTGCGAGGTTATCTTGGATTCAGGCATCGTCAACGCTCCGTGTTGATGGTGAGTAGAGGGCCCGGGGAGCACCACCTCCCGCGGGCCTTCGTTCTTTCAGGCCGCTTTCCCAGCGCCTTCCGTTGGTAAAACTTTCGCCGCTATCTTTGCCCTGGCCCACTCCGCGAGAGCGCAGGCAGCGATCTCCTGGACGGCCTCCAGCAGCTCCCCGGCGTCTTTCCCGGTCGCGTAGTCCCGATTGCCGGCGAGGTACTGGAGGGCCACGTGCAGGCGAACCTCGGTGCCGGAGGGCTGCGGGAGGGTTTTCATGCCGCCTTGGCCTCTGCGTCTTCCGCGATCGCTTCCAGCAAGAGCTGGTTCTCCGCCGGGCTCAAGGCCTCGGAGAGGCGCACCCGCGCCAGCATGCCCCGGTCCTGCCACATCTCCCAGAGGACGAGCTTGAGCTTCCCCCGCTGGTCGAGGGCGTCCCACTCTTGGGGTTCCAGAGCTTCTTGCGGGGCTTGGGCCTGGGAAATCATGGGGTTACGCCTTGTCGTTGATACGATGTTGATAGAGTTTTCCCGATACCGGGTCAGGCTGGGGTCTCGGTGGGTTCGGGCTGGTCGAGGAATTCACGGACCTCGGCCGGGAGCCGGCTCCAGGATTCCAGGATGGCCTCCGTGGCCACGTCGCCCATGTCGGCGTCCTCGCCCTTTGCCTTACGGAGGCCGGCTATTTTCCGGGCTTTCCTCCAGGCGTCCGGGGATACCGCGATTTGCTTCGTGGTCCGGGCGTTTTTGGGGTCTGACATGCTATCTTTCCGGGTTCGTTTTGACTGGTTCGAACCGTTCGAACCGTTCATATCTGAATAATAATTCGACAATGAATAGAAGTCAACAGAAATGAATGGATTTATTCGTGTCTGAATTTTCCCAAAAATTGAAGGATTTTCGCGAGAGGCAGCGGAAATTCAAGAATTCGACTGAATTCTATAAGGCGCTGGGCGCCTCTCAGCCGACAGGTTCTCGTTATGAGAGCGGCGAAACGCAACCGGACTTGTCGTTTTTGAATAACCTCCTCAAGGAATTTCCTGAGGAAGCCCTCCATCTTATGCCGGGATGGGGCATGGGTACACCTGCGGTTGCAGAGCCCACCCCAACATACGTAACGGACGAGTTACCGAGCCACGTCCAAGCGGCCTACGAGCTTCTCTGCGAGATCCTTGATCTCAAGAAGGCGACGCCGGCGGATGGCGATCGGAAGCTGGTGGGGGGAATTCTAGGGAAAGCTGCGAAGGCGCTGGCGAGCGGGATGCCCCTAGAGGTGGTTCGGAAGGATCTGACAACGGATGCGGAATTGTTCCTTCGGATCCTTCGATGATCTCGCGGATGGCTTCGCGGTCGAGGTGGATTTGCATGAGGAGCGCGCGGATGTCCCGCTTCAGATCGTCCAACCCTTCGGACATAGCACCTTTCTCCGCAGGCCCCGTTAAGGCCTGCGGGCACAAGGCGCCTTCCCTGGCGCGGACTGCCATCCTGGCGGAACTCAAGGTAAGCGATTCCCGGGGACAGGGAATGTCCTTCAATTATTGGAGGTGACTATGGGAAAATGGTTGGCTTTGTTGGCCTTGGCGGTTCAGCTCGGCATAGCGGGGACCGTGGAGTTTTCAGGCACCCCTTCCCGGAAAGTCGAGATCGACGAGAAGGGTGAGGGCGCCTATAAGCTGACCGAAGAGGAAAAAGGCAAATACCAGGTCGTCATCACCAAGGAGGGCGAAAAGTATTTCTGGACCTCGCGGGGCGGCCTCGAGATGGTGCGCACCGAATCCGGCTCATACCTGACCTACGTCGCCATCAACGGCTCAGGGTACGTGAGGACACTGCAGCCGTGGGTTCGAGATATGCATGCGAAGCTCTCGGAGAAGGAAAAGCGAGAGGCTGGGTTCCTCTACCTGGAGCACTTGGTGCACCGGATGGGCTCGATCACCTATTTCGGATTTTGAAAATGAATTGGAATAAGGGATTCTTTCGCGTAGCCTTGTCCGCCTCCACGCTCACTTGGATTTTCGCCTTCTGTATGTGGCTTGAGAATCCGGATCGGCCTGGCGTCTGGTCGCCATGGATTGTTTACGGTGTAACGGCTTGGCTGGTGTATGGCGTTGGCCTTTTCATCGCCCGCGGATTCCGAGCGCCGAAAGAATGATCCTCGAACCTGAGAAGAAGCGCGGAACCTTATTCCGTTTTCTTGTGGTGATCCTGGGTCCTTTCTACATGGCCTGGGAGTCTCGGCGGGGAATATGGAACCACTTCACCAAGGGCATCTGGAGTTGGGTCTACTTCCTCGTGGGCTGCATCATTCTCTATCACATTTTTGGAAAAGAATGACCCCCGCCCGCTCCACCCGGAGGTAACATGCCTATGACGGATGATGAAATCCTCAAAGTTTTCGGGCTCAAAGGGGTGAATACCCTGGACGCCATCACCTTGGTCGCCCGCGAGATCGGGCTTGACCGGCTTTCCATTCTCTCTGACCAGGAGGTCGTCGATGCCTTCAATGCTGCTGCCGAAGCATCAGAGGTGGATCCTCGCGTGCAGCCGCACATAAAGGGCGGGCAGATGACCGGGTTTATTCACAATGGGATTTGTGATCGGCAGGAGCGCCTCACGGCCAAAGGAATAGCTCTGCTGAGAAAACTGGGCGAAGTAAGGCGCCCTTTCGCGGGATTCTATAAGGACAATGAGGGCGGCTTGAAAGCGCAGTAGTCCGTCTGGGACTTTTCGGGGCTGACCTGCGTCAGCTCCAGGGGCCGCCCCATGCGTAGGACCCGGTCCTTGAAGAAGGGGATGGGCAGGCCTTGGTCGACTATCTGCTGTAGCAAGGGCGTGGCGTCCGCACCTTCGGGGAGCTCTTTCAGCTGCTCGTAGAGGTGGTTCATGTTTCAAGTCTTTCCTTGGGAGGGATAGGATCCGGAATTGCCCCCCACCACTCCGGAAAGACCACCCGGGCGGCAGGGTCGAGATCCCAAGGGCCCACGGGGATGGAGTCCCCGGGCGCCCACTCGCGAAGCTCTCCGGTGCCCTGGTGGCGGATCAGTTGCTTTTCCATGACGACTCCACTCTGAAAATATACTCGCCTACTGCAGCCAACGCAGCATGGCCACCAGGAAGGCCACCCAAGAGCTGAGGCGCACCTCGTACCGGTGAATGGATCCCCGCCGCCGGTTCCCGGCGTAGACCGTCGCCGCAGCCGGGGCGGCCAAGGCCAGCGAGTAATTCCAGGCCCCGCCCTCGCCGTCCTGCCGGTGCTCGATCTGGGCATAGGCCCCGGCGGTCCACTCGAGGATCACGCGGCCGCCGGCTGGGTGAGGAGGGTGAGGAGCCGGGCATCCGCTCCCGTGGCCGTGAAGCGCAGGGTCACGCAGTTGGCGTTCACGTCCGCCGCGGCCAGGTCGAGGTAGTAGACCCCATTCCCGACCTCCACTGGGGAATTGGCGCAGGCGCCGAAGCTCGCCCCATCCAAAGAGCGGGTTGCGGTCACGGTGAGGCCCGTGGCCGGGGTGAGGTGGTCGGCGCTCTGGACCATCACGAACATGAAGCGGCTGAACGCCGTATTCTTGGTGAGGCGAACCGGCAAGGTGTTCTTGAGTTTGAGGCCGATCCCGCCGGCGCCGGCGATGGCGGTCTCGAGCACGTCCCAGATGGCAATGCGCTCGGAGGCCGTGAGGCCGTACCCGGTTTTGTCTCCCACCACCTGGGCGTTGGCGTCCACCCGACCCGAGATCAGGGCATTCACGGCCGATCCCAGCCAGAGACCCACATCCACCCGGCCGGAACCATTGATGGACAAGGAGGAGAAGTTCGCCGGCCAGCCGTCGCGCTGGCCCTCGAGTGAGTCCGTGGTATTGTTGGCCGTGCCGGCTCCGCTTCCCAGGTCGGCATTCACGTCCGTGGGCACGGTCGCGTCCGAATCCTTGCGGAAGAGAGCCTGGAGGGCGCCCAGGACGGTATTCCGCCCCGAGCCGGTCCAGGCTCCGAGCTTGTTGGAAACGGTGGTGAGCCCGGAGGCGGTGGCCAAGGTATTCAGCGCCGCATTGATGTTGTCCACCAGGAGCTTCCCGATGCTGCCGGCCGTGGTGAGCGCCGAAGTCAGGGCGTCCCAGATGGCTTGGACGGCCGCCGCGGAGAGGCCGTAGCCGGTCTTGTCATTGTTGGTCCCCACGGTCACGGAGAAGGCGAACGCGGTGAGGGTGCGGGTGGCGGTGGACCAGACGGCATCGAGGGCGCCGGCGGCGAAGCTGGCGGCGGCGATGACCCCGTTGGCCACCGCCCCCACATGGGCGTCCACTCGGCCGCTCTGGAGGGTGTTCGGCTGGGTCCCGCGCCAGGCGACCACGTTTCCGTCGATGCGCCCATTGGCGTCCTGGTTGATCTGGCCGGCGCCGGTGCCGCGCGTGAACAGGCCGCCGGCCGCCTCGGCGTTCGCGTTGGGCAGGGCGGTCATCCCCCCGCGGACGGCATCTTGGAGGTTCACGCTGGAGAGCTGGATCTCGATGTCCACCTGGACCATGTTGGTCGCGCCCTTGAGCGTGATGACCACCGAATCCACCCCCGAGGCCAGGGCGGCATCGGGGATGTCCAGGCGGTAGATGCCGGGCATGTTGGTGGCGTCCACCTCGCGAAAGCCCCCGGAGGAATAGGCCGAGTTCGCCGCGGCCAGGGTGGCCAGGGTGATGGCGGTGGCGCTCCCTCCCTGGCGAACGTAGTATGCCGTGAGGCCGGCAGAATTGAACACCAGGCCTGTCAGCCGAGCGCCGGTCGTGGAGGAGGAGTTGAGGACCACGAAATAGATACTCTGGCTGGTGACGCCCTTCAGCATGACGCGCATTTATTGAAATCCTCCGGAAGGGTGGGCCATGTAACCCTGTTTGATGTGGTCCTGCAGGAAGAAGGGAAGCCCGCCGCCTCCACCCCCGGACCCGTCGTTCTTGATGGACACGGCCACGAGGCCGATGCCGAAGGCGGTGTTGGTGCGGCTATGGCCGATGGTCACGGACCCCGAAGCCCCTGCCTTGGAGGAAACGCCCCCCGTGTCATCGGCGACGAAGTCTTCTTGCTCCGTCTCCATGGTATTCCCCTGGTTGGGGGTCACCGTGTCGGCATTTCCGAAATAGTTGTCGATCACCAGATCGTTCGCGGCCGACGTTGGCGAGGCGCTGAAGGTGGCGCCGGCCGCGGTGCTGCCGGTCACCGGGGTTCCCAAGGGCGTGGTCTGGTCCACGCCCGAGAAGGCGATCGCTGCGATGTACATGCCGTATTGGGAAGCATTTGCCGCCGTGGCGCAAACGACGGCCGAGGCGGCCGGGTTGATGGTGTAGTAGCCGGAATTCCGGAAATAGGTTTCGTAGGTGTCGCTCCACCCCAAGGTCATGGCCACGCCGCTATTGCGGGTTTGGACGAGGGAGGTGGCGACCGGGCTTTGGTCGGATCCTGCCACGGCCAGCAATAAGCGATTGGAACCCGCCGGGGTGATGGAGGGGGCGTTCAGGGTCGAGGCGCCGGTGACCGACGCACTCGCCTTGGCTTCAATCGCGACGGCCATTTAGCCGGCGTCCCGCTTGGACTGGGTCGAAAGGATCGACTCGGAGGTCTCGGCGTCGATCTTGGTGCGCAGCGGGGCGAGCGCCTCCACCGTCACTCGGATGCGGCGCTGGTCGTTCTCAGCCCCCGGGAAGGCCGAGGTGACCATGGAGTGAAAAGCCATGACCGACCCATCCCGATTGAGGAGCGTCCCGCCGCGGGCGGTGAAGCCGCCGAATTCCTGCCAGGTCTGGCCGTTGTCCGGGCTGTACCACTGGGTCACTCGGATGACATCCGCGCCGGTATCGGGCCAATTGAGCCGGTGGATGGTCAGCCGGGAGAAGCGCTCCAGGCGCTGGGCGTTGAGGGGTGGGGATTCGTGGACCTCCCCCTGGGAGAAGTCTCGCTCGGGTACGATGGTGCGGATGGCCATGGCGCCTCCTTAGGCTTGGGGGTGGGGGGTGAGGTAGGCCTGGACGTCCGCCCAGGGGGCGCGGTGGAAGCCCTTGAGCTCCAGGAAGTGGCGCCAGTGGGAATGGATGCGGTGCCAATCGAAGCGTCGGCCGTCCAGCTCCCGCTTCGCCTCCTCGAGGGTGAGGTCGGGGATGTGGAGGACGCTGGTCCGCTGCAGGATGACGGGGAGACTGGGGGGCACGTCCGGGGAGACGCAGGACTCGATCCGGCCGAAGCCGTAGTCCAGGTGCACCTCCACGTAGACGCCATGATGGCCTTCACGCCGGAACCAGGTGGCGGGGTTGTACCATTTCCTCATTGCGGCCCCACCTTCTTATCGGCCTTGGCTCCCTGGGCGTGCCCGAGGGCGCCGGTGGCTAGGGAGGCCCCGAGGGAGATGAGGGCGGTTGCGGTGGCCGCGGCGGGCACGAAGGCGCCGCCCAAGGCGACGCCGGCGCCGATGGCGATGATGGTGACGTGCTTCCAGTTCATGGGGCCCCTTTCGTGAAGTACCAGACGATGAAGGCTTGGGCGAGGGTGGCCACGGTTGCGATGCCGGCAACGCGGATCGCGATCTGGTTCACCATGCGCTCGAGGCGGAGAGTCTCCTCCCGGCCCAACTGGATGGCGGCCCAGAGATCCCGGCGGTCCTGCTTGGCGGTGTCGATGGCCTCGCCATGCCGGGCCACGGTGCCAGAGAGGTCGTTGAGCCGGCTTCCAAGCCCGTTCAGCTCGTCGCGGGTGGCCAAGAGATCACTCATCGGATGCACCTCACCGAAAGGGTCCCCGAGGCGATGTTGAGTGCACCGCCGGTCTTGTTCATCAGGGTCACGCGCACGGTGTCGGCCGCCTGGACGTGAGCCGAGATTAGCACGTTGTTCGCGCCGATTTGGTCATGGGAGGCCACCACCTTGTCCGTGGTGAGCGCGCCGGGCACGGCGATGGTCGTGGAGACCGCGTCCCCGTCCGCGGCCAGGTTGGCAGGGTCCCAAGTGGCGGTGGCCGTGAGGTAGGGGACGGATCCACCATAGGAGAGGATCATGAGGCTCGAGCACTCCCAGACCCCGTCCTCCACCGCGTCGAACTGGATGAAGCCGCGCTCGGTGCTCGAGGCGGCCCGGACGTCCGCCGCCGTGGCGCCGGTGTCGTGCCGGTAGAGGCTTCCGGTGCTGGGTTGGACAATCAAGGTCGCCGACCCGCGCTTCCACACGCGGATGCCCATCATACCCTTCTTCGCCGGCGGCAGGGTGATGGTGTTTCCCCCGGCCCCGGCCACGCCGAGTACGTTGGTGAAGGAGCGGCCGTTGGCGAGGGTGGCGGGGCCGGAGGTATCATCCTCGGTGGTCATGTAGAGGTTATGGAAGTACTTGAGGACCGTGTCCTTGTCGGCGTCCGAAAAGGACGAGAACCGCGCGACCTGGGCGTCCGCGTTCCCACTGTAGTCGGTCGGATGGAGCCACTTGGAACCCCAGTCGATGAAGACGGGGTAGTCGTTGGTGGCGCCGGTGTCGGGGATGAGGAAGTCCTCGGCGAAGACCCCCTCCATGATGACATTCATGTTGCCATTAAAGCGCATCGGAGCGGGCCGCCAGGTCAGGGTATGGCCCGCGGCGCTGCCAAGGCCGGACAGGTTGATTGCGCTTCCACCCAGGGAGCTTCGGAGCTTGATAGTGTTGGCGTCCACCTTCTCCACCCAGTACTTCTGTCCGTGGACAAGGGCGCCAATGACCGTGCCGGCGCCTTTGTCGTAGATCGCGATGTCGTCGGTCACGAAGGGGTGACTCGGGAGGGAGATGGTATCCGAGGCCACGCTTACGATGGAGGCGCTGGACCCGTCAAAGGTTTGGGTGGCCTTGGACCCGGGAAGGAATGTCCCACCGATGATCTTGAGCACCCGCGAGCTCAGTTGGTCGCCGCTCGCAATATAGACCGGCCGGCCGAGGAGCCCCTCGGCATGGCAGGAATCCAAGGTGACCGAGGAGGTCATCGAGTTGATGAACCAGCCGTTCCGCGCATTCCCGAGGGCGTAGCACATCACGAAGCGGTAGGTGCCGGCCAGGAGGTAATATGCCGTATCGCCCGAGGCCTCGCAGTGGTCGAACTTCCCGTAAGTGTTTGCGCCCACGCACTCCACGCCGCGGGTTGTGGGGCTGGCATCGATGGAAAGCTGGGGCGATGTTTCGATCGCCCGGAAGAAGGAGTTGGTGAAGGTGAACAGATCCGTCTGGCTGCTGCCGGCGGTATCCTCACCGATCCGGGCGCCCTTCTTGGCCACGACGCTGGTTGCCGAGTTGAGATTGGCGAAGCCGTCGAAGCGGCAGCCCACCGAGCGGTACCGGTTGCCCGTCGTGATCCCGCCGCCGGTGTAGGCGTTGAGGCCCGAGAACCAGAGGGCATACTCGGCCTTGTCATTCTGGTCGATGCCGAGGCCGTTGAAGCGGCTGAAGGAGCAGCCCAAAATCCGGAAGATGGCATTGGCGTAGCCGGTGATATTCGCGCCTTCATACTTGAAGGGGTAATAGCTGTACCCTGAGGAGGTGTCGCCGGCTCCGCCGAAGTCGATGGTGACGCCCTGCTTGTCTGCGATTTCGATGACGCTCTCTAGCCTGTAGTAGGACGGCGCGCGCGGGAGGCGCAGCCGGCCGTTCGGACCCAGAGCCGCCACGGCGGCGCGGATGGCTGGGGCGTCGTCGTTCGTGCCGTTGCCACGCGCACCCCACCATTGCGGATTGAGCCAGACGTCGGCGCCTGACTGGAAAATCGCCGTGACCGAGCCGGCGAAGTGCTGGCAGGAGGCGCCCTGGAAGTCGTAGAAGGTGACGTTGGCTGATACCGCCGAGGTGAAGCGGGCCATGGACTCCATGACCACCCGAACCCGGCTGGTGGCGTCCCCGAAGGTGATGGCGCCGGTCAGCAGGTAGGTCCCGCGGGGGATGAGCAGGTCCCCGCCCCCGGCGTTCAGCAGGTAGGCCGCCGCAGCCGCGACTGCGATCTGGTCGGAGGAAACCCCGTTGCCGGTGGCGCCGTACCACTTCACGTTGACCGCGCCTGAATATTGCCGGACCCAGCGGCCCAGGGCGGGCGCGCTCCCGGGTCGGATGATGATGCCGTTGTCGTCCGAGGTCCCGAGGGCCGCCTCCCAGCGGAAGAGTCCGCCGCCCCCGTCCCCGGCGGTGGTATGGCCCGCCAGCTGGACATAGGCTGCTGCGCCGGCGGCAAGCGCTCGGAGAGCGGCGATGGTGGTGACCCCGAGGATCGAGTCCTCCCCGGCCATGCCTTTCACGTAGTCGACGGGCCCCCAGACCGTGACGCCGGCGGCGGTCTTGAGCTCGAGCTTGTAATCGCCCTCGCCCAGCCAGACGTCCGCATAGCCGGCCGCATCCAGGACCACAGGGTTGGCATTCGCCACCGCGCCGGTCGAGTCGGTATAGGTCGCCTTGGGCGTGGTGGTGCCGGCGGCATAGGAGTAGAGTAGGCCGCCGGCGAGGGGGGCGGTGCCGTTGGCGTCCCACCAGCGGGGACGGACGAAGGGGGTGAGCTTGGCCATGTTATCGGGCCTCCAGGTCCCGCAGGCTGAACCGGCGGGGCTTCTTGGTGTCCTCGCCCTGGGCGATGTCCCGCAGGCGGAAGGGGATGATTTTCGGCAGCTCGCCGGAGGCGGTAATCGCCTGGGCCTCGGCGGCGGAATAGCCAAGGTCCCGCAAGGTGCGGGAGTACTGGACGGGGTCCGCCGGCGCCGCCAGCCGGTCGAGCTTGTTCGCGGCCCCGTAGAGGAGCTTGGCGCCGGGCCCCTTGGTCGTGAGGCGGGAGGCGGCGAACATGGCGGCGCCCGCCGGGAGGTTGCCGGTGGCGGTCATGAGCGACAGCATCCCGGAGAGGTCGATGGGATTGTTCCGCTCCGCGACGATCTTGCGGTGCATGGCAGCGTTTCGGATGGGGATGAGGTCCGAGAGGACCTTGTTGATGTCTTTCACGCCTGCCGGCGCCGCGTTCTCGATCTCCTCCTTGAGGGTCATGTAGACGACCTGGGCCGCGCGGGACTGGTACCGCTCGGGCTGGGTGATGGTCTGGCGCGTCTTCGCTGCAGTCTTCTCCCAGGCGCCATGGGTGCCCATCATCTGCTTGAACTTGTGAGCCTGGAGGAGGTCTACCGCGCCGGCACTGTTCCCGCCCTCGCGGCTGGACTCGAGCTGGGCCCAGCGCTGGAACCGCTCGAAGATGGGGTCGGCCTGCTCCAGGAGGTCGGCGTCGGCCTCGGCGTTCAACCGGGCCCGCGCCTTGTGGAGCGCCGCCCCGAGGTCCACCCGGGCGCCGCCATCTTTGCCCTCGCGGATCAGCTGTTGCAGCTTTCCGGCCGCCTCGTCGATTTGGGTCTGGGCCTTCGTGAGGACCTCGTCGGCGCTGCCCTGGAGGCCATACTTGCCCACGTCCTTGAGGTCGAAGCCGGCATCCCAATCGCCCGCGCGCGGCTTGAGGACCGTCTGCTGCACGCGCTCTGCGCGGGACCGGACGCCCGGTGCCGCCGCCTGGGCGACCTTCTGGACGGGAACCGTCGCTTTCGCGGCGAGCTTCCCGACCGCCTTGGGGGCCAGCTTCGCGATTCCTCCCACGATCGCCGTCGGATCCTCCACCACGGAACCGGCCACATATCCCAGGGCGCCGGCTGCGGCCTTGCTGTAGTCCAGAATTCCGCGTTCGCCGTCCTCGCCCCCGGATAGACTCTCGGCCACCATGTTGGCGGCTCCTTCCCGAAGGGGACGGGCAAGACCGGTTTGCGGGTCCGCCAAGGCGTCCAGGAAGGGCTTGTCGCCCCCGGTCGCGCCGTCGTAGCCCAGGGAGCCCGCCGTTGCTCCAGCAATGCGGGTCGGGGCGCTCAATGCGTCTCCCACCCCCGCCACCATGCGTTGTTCAGCCTGCCCCCGTTCCCGGGTAAGCGGCCGGCCGGTGGCCATATCGAAGGTCCACGGCATGGCGCTCTGCTGAGGGGCGTAGTCCTTATGGGCGCCCGGGAAGAGTGCCGCGAGGCCCCGCTTCGCCCGGTCCAAGAAGTCCACCTTGGTGGACGGAGGGGACGCGGGCGCCTTCTCCGCCAGGTAAGCGTCCGGGTCGAAGCTTGTAGCTGGGGCGGGGACGGCCGCGCTCTCAGGGGAAGCCGCGGGGTCGGCTGGGCCCCCGAGCTTCTCAGACAGATACTTGTCCGGGTCAAAGGCCATCAACGGGCTCCGTTTGCCTGCAGGATCTTCTGCGCGCGGGGATCGGCTGGGTTTTGGCGCGCCCACTCAATGGCGGCAGCATCCTGCGGGTGGGCGCGCGTCGGGGCCGGCCGCGGCTTGAGAAGGTGGTCCACGTGGCCGGTGATGCGCGCCGGGTCGAACTTCATGCTGCCCGCCTCGGACCGGAAGAGGTCGTAGGTTGGGCGGGCCCGGTCGCGCATGGAGTCGACGAGGACGTTGGCCACGTTGATGATTTCCTGGCGCTGCGTATCGTTGAACTTGAGGCCGCCGGTGACGGCAGATTGAATACGCGCCACAAGGGCGTCAGTGAGTCCTGCGCCCTCGGCGGTTCGGGCAAACTCACCAGGCATCACAGCCGAGGCTTCGTCGATGAGCTTGTTGAAGTTCACAGCCAGGACCTGGTCCGAGAACTGGGCCTGCTGCTCGCCGCGATTCTTGGCGTCCACGTAACGCGACCACAAGGCATTCATCTGGTCGGCCTTGCCCGCCACGACCTTGAGGGCCTTGATCTCCGGCTGGTCGTCAAAGTCCTTTCGGAGGGAGGTCACGTCCTGGAACTGCTGGCGAGGGGTGTAGATAGTGCCGGGTGGCGGTTGAGGTTTCGTCTTCAGGTTGTTAATGAAGTCCTCCGCCGGCTTGTATCCGGAGAGGGTCGCTGGGAAGGAGGCGGCAATGCGGTTGATGTCGGCCTGGGCGAGGTCGAACCCCTTGGCCTGCAGCTCCGGGTCGAGACCCTTCCGCCACTGCTCGAAGGTGGCGCGCTGGGCCTCCTCGAGCTTCTTCTTGTCCGTTGTGACCTTGAGGTCGGCGCGCTTCTCCTGGGAGAGCCCGAGGTTCACCAAACCCCCAAGGCTCTGGTCGGTGACGTCGAAGTTCTCGAAATCCTTGACGTCCAAACCTTCCCGGCTCAGTTTGGCCATCTCCTCGTCCATAAAGAAGCGGCGCCGGGTTTCCGGCATGGCAATGGCCCGGGTTGCGACATCGGCCACCGCCCGGTTGCGCGCCTCCACGAAAGCCTCGAAGGCGCCAAGCTTGGCCTTCTTCTCCTCGAGGGGGCGCAGGCGCTCCTTGGATTCCCGGTCCTTGGCGGCCTCCTGGGTCTTCCCCTCGAGGTCCTTTACTTGGAGCTCAAGGAGGCGAGATCGGTGGGGGGCCTCCTTCGCCTCAAGATCTGCCAAGCGCGAACGGCGGCGCGCCTCTTTGCCCTGGTCGTAACTATCCACTAGGTCCATGAGGCGGGGCGCCCGGACGCCGAGCGGGATGGATGGGTCGAGGCGACCCATTAGCGGGTCCTCCCGTAGGCACTGGCTGCCAGGCCGCCGAGACCCATGAGGAGGTCGCGGCGGGCGTTGTACGCCCCTGTCCGGCCCGCGGCGCGGGCGTTGGCCTGGTCGAGCTGGAGGTCAGCCAGGGATCCGCCCAGGACCGCGGCCTGATTCCCGAGCGTGCCGGCGGTCTGGGGGCCGTAGTCGGCAAGGTGCGCGAGGCGGCCGTACCGCGCGCCCATCTCCCCGGATCGGAAGGCGCGGTTCCGGTCGAACCGGCCATAGGCCCGGTCCGCCTCCTCGGAAGCGAGTCCCTGATTGAAGCGCATCAGGTCCTTCAGGGTGCCACCACCCAGGGAGCGGCCGTTGGCCGCCGCGCGGCGCATGATGGCTTTCTCGCCCTCTGCCTGGCGGAAGGCGTAGCCGGCGTCGGCCTCGAGGTTGAAGGGCTCGTCGGGGACGTCATAGGCGCCGCCGGCGACCAGGTCCCGGAGGCGGCCGTAGTCGACGCGGCCACCTTCGAGGTAGGGCTGGTGGTAGCCCTCCGCCTTCCCGTAGAAGTCGCGGAGGGTGCCGGCGGCCTGGGTGGCCCCTTCCTCTTGCATGCGGGCAGCATCCTCGGCCGCGTCGGCCCCGGAGATGGAGTCCCAGGCGTTTCCAGCGGTTCGTCGGATCTTCTTCTTCCCGGCCAGGGAGGCCCCGAAGGTGGCCGGCGCAAGGCCGTAGGCGGCGGCGTTGCCTGCGCCATTTTTCAAATCAGTAAGCCAACCCATACTCTTCCCCTATCCCGCGACCAGAACCTGGCCGCAAATCGCGATGGTGTTGCCGTTCGCTGCCCACGCCGGCATATAGGCCGTCCGAGCCCCGGCAGTGATGAGCCCGACACCCAGGGCCGCCCGCGTGCTCGTGTCGATTGCGTGGAGGACCCCGTACCGGTCGGCTTGCGCGGGCAGGTTCGCGATCCGGGTGGTCCCGAGGACCGCGGCGGAGGTCCCGCCGGCGGCCGGGGCGACCTGGACCTCAAAGACCAGAAGGTTTCCCACGCGGGCGTAGCGGCCCGACTTGGCGACGGTGCCGACCTCGGTGAGGCCGGTGAACTTCGGGCTCCAGGCCTGGTAGACCAGGGCCGCGGACAGGTTGCGCATCCATGCTGCCCAGGTCGGGGCGAGGAGGCCGAGACCATCAAGCAACTTCTCGCGGAGCGGCGCCGGCGTCACCCTTCAACCTCCGCGTCGAGGAAAGCCCCGGAGAGGGCGACCTTCACCGGATCGGTCCCGGAAACTTCGAAGACCCAGTCCCGGGCGGTGCCGAGACGATCCCAGCCAATTCGGGTCGTGTACTTGCCCATGGCGCCCATGGACTTCCAGCGCTCAGCCCCCCACGTATGCCCGCCGTCCTTCGAGGTGCGAAGCATGACCTGCGGGTCCTGGCCCTGACCGGAGGCGAGGCCGACACCCCGCTCGGCATCCAGCTCGAACCGGTTCACCGTGATGCGCGAGCCCGCGGCGCCGAGGTGCGGGCTGGCGCGCAGCCACTTGATGGGGTCGCCGGCGTCGGTGTAGGTGGCGAGGTCCCACTCGTAAACTTGGGCGTATAACCCGCCGTAGGCGGTGAGGAGGACGCGGCCCGCCAGGCTTGCGCAGGCGATGGCCAGATGCCGGCCCAGGGTCCCGTCGACGGGGTTCCGGTACGCGCGCTGGGCCCAGAAGCCGGTCGTGAGGTCGTACACCCAGGTCCGGTTCCCCGTCGGGAAGCTGAGGACGTAGAAAGTGTGCCCCTCCTGCTGATAGGTGAACCCGATCGCGTCGGAGCGGTCCGCGAAGGTGGAAAGGTCGGTCTCCACGGCGTGCGTCGAGATGCGCACAGCCTGCGCGCCCTGGGAGCGGAGGACTTGGCCGTCGCCCTCCTTGTTCCCACCCAGCCAGAGGGCCGACCCGGCGCCCTTGGCGACGGAATATGGCGCCGGCGTGCCGATGTCGGCCACCGATCCCGGGACGAGGGCGAAGGGGAAGTCCACATCCCCACTGTGCCAGTAGATCTGGTAGGACGAGGGGCCGAAGACCCAGAGCTGATCCCCGACCTTAAGGAGGGCTGTCACGATGTCGGGGGAGCCCTCCGCCTCCTCGAACTCTGTGGCGTCCCAGGGGGTGATGCCGTTCCAGTGGAGCGGGGAGACGCGCCAGCGCGAGGTGCCGCGGTCGTTCACCGCGAAGTAGCCGCCCAGCCAGGCGACGTGCGTCGCGCCTGTGGTGAGGGCCGCGTCGGTGACCTTCGCGAAGGTGTTGGTCTGGAGATTGAAGGTGTAGTAGTAGAGCCCGTCGACGATGAATAGCACGGTCCCGTTGTCGGCCATGCCGAGGTTGCCGGTGGACGTGCTCAGGGTCCCGCGGAAAACCTGCCCGCCTGGGGTCACCTCGTAAAGGCTGTTGCCGGCCACCTGGAATAGGCGCCCGGTGTCGGTCGGGTACAGGCCGAGTGGACGATTTTGTAGCACAACCTCGCTCACCCCACCGTAGGTCTTCATCCCCGGGGTCCTAAGGAGCGTGTAGCTCGCCTTCGCCCCGGGCGTCTCGATGCGCTCGGGGTAGAGGTTGATGAGCCGCTCCGCGGCTACGTTGATGGCGCGGTGCTGGTAGGCGGGCCCGACGAATCCAGGGAAGGGCTTCATGCACCCCCCGAGAGGATGTCGAAGCCCGCGGACCCATAGCCGTCGAGGTCGGACTCGACGAGGGGGATCTGGATGTTCAGGGTCTTGATGCGGTCCATGGCCATCTCGGCGATGCGCAGCACGGAAGGCCGGATGGGGCGATTCCACTCATCGGCGATGCGCAGGGCCAGCTGGTACCGGAGGAGCTCGTCGTAGCCCGGGGGGAGGGCGTATTCGGCGGCAAGCGTCATCGCCGTGAACTGCCGCCAGGTCGCGAGACCCAGGGTCCAGGCTGCCGCGTCGACGGGGTAGGCGTGGAGCGTGGCTAGGGGGTAGGCGGCGTCGAGAAAGATCCACTCCGGGGTGCCGGCGGCCGCCTTGTCGGTGATGCCGCGGTACCGCTCGGAAGCGATCGGCGTAAGCGGCGAGGCCAGGCCGGCGGCGTCCTTGTGGTAGGCACTCTCAATGCGGGTGGGGCGGGTCGTGTTGAGCTGGCCCCCGCTCCCAATGGTGCGGGAGGCCTGCCCGGCTGCCCAGGCGAGCTCCTCGGTCTGGAAGTGGAAGACCGCCAGGCGCTCGATGGACCACCCGCCCAGCATGGCGTTGGCCAGGGAAAGCGCATCGTTCGCCGAGTCCGCGTCCGGGGTTTCCCCCTGGCCGAGGACCTGCGCGAGGCGCATGGCGGCCTTGATGTAATCCAGCCCGGTCACGGCTTAGCCGCCCTGCCCGACCTGGTAATTGGCGGCCGGCGTGCCCGAGGCGGCGAGCAGGGACATATGGGTCGAACCCTCGGGGCGGGAGAAGAGCTCCAGGGCCCCGGCCGGGACGCCGATGTCGGCATTGGTGGCGACGACGGAGACGTCCCCAAACTTGATATAGATGATCTCGGCGGCCGTCGCGCTCTCGTTGAACATGCGGACGACGGGGCCATTGCCCAGGACGACGCGGGTCGCGGAGGTGCTGGTGGCCTGGCGGGCCGAGCTGTTGACCTTGAACGGATAGAGCATGTCTTACTCCTGGGCAAAAGAGAGAAGGGGTCCTCGCGGACCCCGCGGGCTTACTTGTCCTCGGCGCCGGCGGCGATGGCCTTCTTAGCCAACTCGTCGATGTCGGGCTTCTTGAAGGCGGCCGGCGAGTCCTTCCAGACCGCCTTGTCCACCTTGCGCAGCTCCGCCTCGTTCTGGACGAGCAGGGACTTGCCTTCGGCGTTGTACAGGTACTGGGGGAAGGCCTGGTGCTGGTAGGGTTTGTGGTGGTCGCCCTGCTCGAGCTCGGTCTGGGTGCGCTGGGCCTTGAGTGTGCTTTCCATGGTGATCTCCTTGAATTGATGAAGGTGAAAGGAAAGGGCGGGAAGGGCATCCCTCCCGCCCGGAGGGACTTCAGACAGCCGGCGTTTAGCCGGCGACGCGAGTGGCCAGTTCGGACTTCACGGCTAGATAGCCGTAGAGGGTATCGAACCGGCAGATGCGCCTGTTTTCCTGGATGTCGAACCCGCGCAGGAAGCGCAGCGACATGTTCTCGATCCGGGACCTGGAAGCCATGTCCATCCCCTTCGGAACCATCAAGTTCGTGGAGACGAACGTGAAGGCGTCCTTGTGGTAGGTCAGGTTGACCGGATAGACGGCGTTGGCGGTGCCGACCACGGTGATGGCCGCGTTGTCGGCCGGCGAGCCCGTCACGGTCTGGTAGGCGCCACCGGTGATGATGGCGGGGCTGATGACCGCGGTCAGGTTGCCCGACCCGTCGGAGGAGACGTCGGCCGTCACCACGAACTTCTGGGCGGTCCCGAGGGTCTGCTTGGTCTCGTGGTGGACTTCGTTCACCCCGTCGATAGTGAAGATGTCCCCCTTCTTGAGGCGCGAAGCCGCGGCCGCGGTCCACCCGTCGGTGATGAGGGAGGTGGTCGCCGCCCACCCGGAGCTGATGCCCTGGGAGGCACCGTTCACGAGGGGGGTGCCGCCAAGCGGTCCTACGGTGTGGTTGCGGATGAGGGAGGACATGCGGAAGTCGAATCCGGCGATGCGGCCGAGGACACCGTCCTCGTACTGCTTCTCGACCTGGCTCGAGCTGTGGAAGAGACCCTTCAAGGCGTCCACCATCGACCCCTCGGCGTCGGGGTTGATGAGGGCGGTGCGCTGGCTACGCGGCGCGAGGCTCTTGTTGAGCCGCTTGCCGGCGTCGGTGAAGACTGACAGCGCCGCCGGGGTGGTGCCGATGGTCCCCACCTGGTTCCAGACGGACTGGTACATGGAGAGGGCGTCGTATTCCATCTCGGCCGCCAGGCGGGACATCGCCGGCTTGAGATAGCGCTCGGCGAAGTCGTCGATGGTGAGGACCAGGTCGACGTCCAGGAAGTCCCAGTCCACGCCCTTGATCGTCGAAACGGTCAGGTCCTGGCTGTATTCCCCGATGTCCTGGTTGGACCAGGCGTTGCCCGTGCGGACGGTCACCTGGACGGGACGGCGGATCTTGAGCGTGGGGCCCTTCTTGCCCCTTACGCTGGCTCCCTCCTCGCCGAATTGGTCGTCCCATTCGCGATTGATGGAGCGGATGAACTGGCTCTCCTGATGCAGGATGAGCGTGGCCTCACGGGTGATCTCCGTGGGGCTAAGCAGGGTGTCAGCCATGGCAGGCTACTCCTTGAGATGCGGGTGCGGCGTCGCACTTGGAGTAGCAGCATGACAGGGAGCCTCTTGGAGAGGTCCCAGGATTTTAATCCTCGCATGCGCTCGGCTTGACCCATGGTGTTTTTTACTTCTTGGCCTTCTTCTCGGCCATCCGGCGTTTTGCCCATTCGTCGTCCGTGAGCTCGTCACGGCCTTTCTCCACCGAAGCCCTATTGCGAACGGGCGAGACCGGATCGGGAGCTCCGGATCTCTTCTTTTCTTCGGGCTTGGCGGCCGCAGCAGGCAGCTTGTCGGCAAGGCGGGTAAGCTCCGCCACCTGGCGCGCGGGCGACAGGGCGGCGATGCGCTTGGCCTCCTTGAGGTCGTTCCCCAGCTTCTCGAGGAGGGCGGGGCCCGCCTCGATGTCCTGGATGAAATCGATCGCGGTCGGCGAGAAGCGGACCCGGGCGTCGCGGAGGTTGTCCACCGCGTCGTCGTATCCGTCGCTCACCTCCCGGTACTCGTCCTCGCGGGCGGCGAAGGCTTCGGCCTGCTCTTCCGAGCTGGCCGCTTCCTTGTTCCGCGCCTCGTTCTTGGAGTGGGACTTCAGCTCTTGGCGGGCGGTCCACTTCGCGATCGCCTTCGTGAACTCTTTCGGGTCCGTGAAGTCGTCGGGGTTGGGCTCGGCATCCGGATCGGCGGCCGATGCGGCGGGCTTGGACCCACCCTCTCCGGCCTTGCCCTCGGCGAGACGCTTGTAGTACTCGGCTTCCGCCTTGTACTGGTACTTCTCCTCCGTGAGCTTGTCGATCCGACGCTGGATACCGCGCGAGCGGGGCTTACCCCCCTCGGTCCCCTTGTCCGCGGCCTGGGATCCGTCAGCGCCGGCCGGCGCCGTGTCGTCTCCTCCTTGGGCCCCGGTAGCGGGGACGGAAGGGGTGGTGTTGTCTGCTGCTGCGTTCTGGATGGTCATTGGATAGCTCCAACGGATTCGGGACCCAGGGGGTCCAACCCCGCGAGCGGCGCGGGTGCCGGCCCAGGTTCCGCGACGGGCGCGGGCGCGGTGTTCCGAAGCTGGGCGACTTCGGCGCGAAGTTCGGAGACGGCCTCGAGGATATCCTGGATGACCGGGACGAGGGTCTCGAGGCTGGGAGCGGGCGAGCCGGCCGGGGCCGGGGCGGGAGAGGTGGGCGCCGCAGGGGCGGCGGGGAGGGCCGGGGCCGCGGCCTGGGCCTGCACCCTGGCGACCTCGACCTTGGACCAGGCCTCGATCTTGGCCTTCTCGATCTCGAGGGCGTGCTTGGCCTGGCGCTCAGCCTCCTTGTCGGCGAGCTCGGCTTGGGCGGCGGCCAGCTGGTCGGAGGTGGCGGCGAGCTGGACCTCCATCTGCTGCATGGCCTGGACCATGGCCGGGTCTGGGGCGGGGCCCTCGATGGGTTGGCCGTCGGGGCCGGTCTTGGAGATACCGAGCTTCTCGCGGATGCGGTCGGCGAGCTCGGTGGCCTTGTCGAAGTCGAAGGACTCGATGACCAGGTCCGGACCTACCTCGCCGATGATGGGCATCTTCTCGACCAGGGTGGTCAAAGCTTCGGCGGTCTCCTGGCGTTTGGTGGCGTAGGAGGGACCCGCCTCGGAAATCACCTCGTACTCGCCGCCCCAGTCCTCGAGAAAGTCGGTGAGGCCCAGAGCCTTCGCCTCCTCCTCTTTCATGTTGAGCCCGAGGGCCATCTCCTTGCCGTCGTCTCCCACAATCTGCAGGACGCGCTTGAGGTCGAAGACCCGGGGGGCCATGTCGTTGATGATGCAGCCCAGGTGTCCGACCGCGCGGGTGAGGTTGTCAGTGTAGTGGAAGTTCGCGGTATCACCCTCGCGCTGCAGGGCGATGATGGCCTTGCCGGTCTTCTCGGGCCCGGAGATGCCCAGGGCGGCGTTGGAGAGGCCCGAGGTGTACTTGATGTCCTCCCGGGCCGCCACCTTGGCGTTGATGACCGAGACGGGCACGCCCTCCGGGGCGGTGAACTCGGGCCGGGACATGGGCGCCTGGGGGTCCACGTTGAAGGGGAGGTAGGCGGTATCGTCCTTGTTCGCGCCCTTCCAGTGGTGGTCTACGCCCTCGAAGTGCTTCTTGGTGCCTACCCATTTGCCCTTGGGCAGCTGGGCGGTGCGCTCCGCCTCGGCCGTGGCCATCACGTTGTACATGGTCTGGGCGTCCTTGGAGCGGCGGACGAGACCGCGACGGTAGCGCTTGCCCTCGACGATCATCTCCTCGCCTACCACCTCGACGATGGGGACGTATTTCGAGGGGAACTCCTTGAAGTCGAGGACCTTGGAGGCGGTGAGCTTGTACCACTCGCACTTGCGGTTCTTACCCTCGCCCACGAGGCGGAAGTACTCGACAATCTTGACCGTCTTGCCGTTGTACCAGTCCTTCTGGGTGGCGCCGGCGGAATCGGAAGACCAGGACCCCGCTTCGGCGTCCTTGACCTCGGGGGCGTCCTTGTCTACCTCGTCCTCGATGAAGCCAAAGAGGGCGTCGGACCCGTCGGGCTCCTGGCGGTCCGGATCCAGGTGGGCAGCGCACCAGTTGGGGATGCGCTTAACGAGGATATCCTGCTCGTTGGTCTCCGAGTCGATGACCTCGGTCAGGACGCGCATGTAGCCCTCGCCGACCTTGACGGCCGACTCGGCGCAGAAGTCGAGGATGGCGGGAGTCTTGCTCCTGTTCTCGACGTAGCGGATCACGGCCTGACGGCGCTTCGCCTTGGCCACGTCGGCGCCGCCGCCCCGGGGCCGGACCTTGATCCCTAGCTTGTTCTGGCGCATATCGTTCACCACCTGGTGGATGGTGGTGCCGAGATGGTCGATGACGAGCATGGCCTTGCCGCGGCGCTTCTTCTTGATGGGCTCCGGCCACTGCTCGAGGAGGTCGACGAATTTTTGATCCTCGAGAGCGTCTTTCCGGTAGAGTCCTTCAGCGGTCGTGCAGCGCTTATAGCGCTCCAAGGCCTCCTTGAGGACGGCCTCGTGTTCCTTCTTGGTGCCCTTGGCGAAAATCATGCCCAGACCGCCTCGCAATGGGCTTGAATGAGGGGGCACGCCCACAAGATCATCTGCCGGATGTAGAGAGCCTGATCCCGCTCCCACCTGCCGCGGAGGATGACCTCGCAGAACAGGTCCAAGGCCTGGTCATTCTGCAGGGTGCGATCCAGGCGGCGGGCGTAGGCTCGGCACGAGGCGCAGGTGCAGCCGGGGGCGTGGGGGGCGGGGCGGCCGCGCTTCACACCATCCATGCGTGGTCCCCCTCGTATCGGTCGGGGTCCTTGGCCTCCACCGGCTTCACCACGGCAAGGTCCCGGCCGGAGACCACCGCGTAGCGGGTGCCGTCTAGCAGGTGGTCCCCGGGCCCCGTCTGGTCCTTCACGATCTGGCCCTTCTCGTTGCGGCGGTAGAGGCGGTATTCCTCAAACCACTGGCCGCAGGAGGCGAAGACCTTTAGCCGGCCCTGGGAGAGCAGCTCCCAGACGATGTAGATGCCGGCCTCGACGGCGTTATTGGCGGGGGTGAGGTGGAGGCCCAGCTCGGTGTAGGTCTCGATTAGTTTGTTGCCGTCGGCCTGGGCGCGGCCGCGGGCCGCCGGGTCGACGACGCCCGGGATCCAGTCGCCGCGCGCCTTGATGGCCTGGGCATGCACCGAGGGCTCGACCTGGCCGCGCTTGTAGACCGAATAGATGTAGGTGGTCTGGGTCTCACGGTCGAGGGCCAGGAAGGGCGCGGCGGTGAAGCGCCAGCCCACGTCCAGGCCGTAGACGCGGGGCCAGTGGGACGGGATGGCGAAATCGGCGATGGTGATCTCGGACTCGGAGACCTGGTAGATGGCGCCGGCACCCAGTTGGGGGATGCCCTTCGAGCGGGCGTCCCGCTGGTAGGGCGGGAAGCTCTTCAGGATGTCCGCCTTGGCCTCTTCGGTGAGGTGGGGGACGTCGTCCCAGGTGCAGGTGATGACGGCGCGGGTCATCTCAAGCCCCAGGCATGCGGCCATCAGGAAGGAAAGACAGAACCACATCAGTCATGCCCTCCAGCGGCGTGAAGGTGAGCATGAGGATCCCGTTGTTCGTCATGGTGCGAGTGAGGCACTCGGTGTACACGGGCATTGGCGGTTCCTCGTCCAGCCATATCACGTCCTGCTCTTCGCCTTCAAAGCCTTTTCGGCCCTGTTCATAGCTCTTGAAGACGAGGAGAGAATACCCGCCGGTGACGTGCTTGACGTGGACCAGGGCGATTCCATCGGGCACGCCTCCCTTGGCCAGGTGCCGGCCGATATGGGCTGCGGGGATGAGTCCGGTGCCGAGGGCTTGAGGAGGGCCGAGGAGCTTTTTCTGGACGACGTCGCGGGTCTTTTCGTGGGTCGTGCCGCAAGCCCAAGCTGAAACGGGGCGGTCGAACCGGCGGCCGGGCCACCATTCGGGATAGAGGCCAGTGAGGTGCAGGCCGGTCTCGTATCCGCCCATTCCCTCGGTCTTTCCGATGCGGTTGGCGCAGAGGGCCAGGCGCTCACGATGGATAAGACCAGCAGCGAAGAATTCCAGATGCTTCGGATACAGCTCACGGCGGAAAGGGCCTTCATCCGGGAAGTACTCCCGCCACTTGTTCTGCGACCGGCGGCATTCCTTCTCCTGGAGCAGGGTGAGGAACTCCATTTTTTCGGGCGAGCTGAGCGATCCGGCGGTCGAGTTCTGCATCGGACAGGGTCCTCACGTCCAGGGGCCCGCCCTCCTTGCCCGTGATCTCCTGGCGCTGGAAGCCGCCGTACTTGCGAGGGTTGAGCTTTTCGGCGGCCCACTGCCGGCCGGCCATGCGGACGCGCGCGGCGAAGGCGGAGTCCTTGTCGATGGCCTTGTCGGCCTCGTCCTTCACCTCGTCGGCAAAGGTGTCGCCCTGCCAGAGCCTCGCCTGATCGTAGATGTCCTGAAATTCGGGGTGGTCGAGCAGCCAGCGGTAGACCGTTCCCCGCGCAGGCATGGCCTCGTCCTTGCAGATGGAGGCCAGGGACTCGCCCTCTGCGAGGCGTCCGCAGATGGCCTTTGCGGTCTCGGCGTTGTAGTCGGTGGGGCGGCCGGGCTTCGGTGGGGTTGGGGCTTTCGGGGGTGGGAGCGGGTTGTGGACCGTGACCTTGGAAGACCCGGGCTTACGAGCTTCGCGCTTGCGTGGACGGCCTGCCGAGCGCTGCATACAGAGGCAAAGGTATCACGCTTGCGACCTCGAAATTTCAACTATCACTAGTGACCTCTTAGCATCTCTTATTACTTCCACCGATGCGCAAGGATTCTGAGAGGGTTTCGTGCTATATTTTTCTCATGACCTCTGCGCAAGCTCCTTCTTATGGGCAACTCCTCAAGCGGATCCGCCTCACGAAGCGGGATGCGGAGGGGCGCCCTCAACCCTGGACTCAATACGAACTCCACCGGCTGAGCGGTGTGGCGGAATCCGAGATTTGCGCTATTGAGAAGGGCCGGCGCTCCCCCCAGGACGGCACCCGCGTGAAGCTGGCGACCGCCTTGGAGGCGCCCGAGCTGCTGCCCGCCGACCTCTAACCCCCGTGGGGCAAGGCGAGGCAACTGCACGCGCGGAAGCTGCGAGAAGGTTCGCCCTCCTTTGACGCTTTCTTCGGCTTTTAGGCGCTCAAGATTGCACCTCCGTGACGCTTTCCTCCTCTTTGATGTTGATAATGATGTCCGCATGGCCGCCTTCCGCATGGGCCAGAGCCTGCATATCCACTGTCAGGCGCAAGCTCTCCTCGAGGACCCGGCGGCGGATGTTCTCGGCGGCCTTGTCCGCCTCCTCCTTGGCAATGCGCTGGATGAGGGGCTGCATGGATTGCGCCAGGATGCGGCGGTAGTCGTGGAGTCGGAATTGCAATGCTTCTCCTTTCAAAAAGCGCCCCAGCCCCGCGAGAGGGTGGGGCGCGGGTGGTTTATTCGACGGTGATCCAGTCCTCGGCCAGCATGTCGCTCTGGGTGGCCAGCCAGCCGACCTGGATGGCTTTCTGGGCGGTCATAAGGCACAGGCAGGGCCCGGCATAGGGGGCGCGGAAGGCGTCCGCCGCGTCCATGGACGTGACCGGCTCGCCGGGGCCGGGCTTGTGATTCACCTGGACATGGGGTAGGCCTTGGAAAACAAACATCCCCTTGCCATTCCAGCCCAAGCGCGTGATATAGCGGCCGCGCTTCAGGTGGTGGAGAGCCTCTTCGAAGCCCATGGCGGGCCGCATGGCTGGGTTCTCGGCGATGTTCGCACTCTGGCCTCGGGCGAACCCCGCTCTCCGGAGCGTGTCCTCAGCGCTTATCTTTTCCTGGGCCTTAAATTCGTCTCTGCACATTTCAATTTCTCCATTCCGCCCACTACCCCGGGCCAGGGTTGCCGGCATCCGGCCGGCGTCGGGGCCTTGCGGCCGGTTAAGTCTTCCCCAAGGTGGCGGCCTCGCGGTTCTCGGCGAGTTTCCGGATGACCAGGTCGCGGATCTCCTCCGCCTTCTCCCGGACGGTGTAGGAGCCATTGCCCTCGACGTAGACGGTCCCGTCCACGATTTCCACGACGCGCTCGGGGCGGAGAAAGAGGGGTGAGGACCGGTGGGCGGCGCCCGCCGAGTAGAGGTGGGTGAGCCTCAGGAAGGGGTCGAAGGGGGGGG